ACAGCGGTCCCGGTACGGACAGCTCTGGTATCTCCAGCCCTTCTGGTCCATGCAGTCGTTCAGTGGCTCGTACAGCTCGTGCACCAGGTTCGAGGCCAACATGTCCTGGGCACCCAGCTCCGCATCCCCCAGCGGGAGCTGGTCACGCTCCAGCACGATCTCGGTGTACTCCTGGGTGTCCTTGTTCTCGTAGATGAACACACCCTTCTTGCGCCCCGTACACAGCAAGTAGGCACTCATCTGGATCAGGTGTTCATGTGGTGGCCCGAAGGTGACCAGGGAGGAGAAGCCATGAGCGTTGATGCTCTTCAGCTCCAGCACCGACTCGTCGTAGAGAATCCCGTCCATGGTCCCGCTCAGCCCACTGATCTTCATCGAGGTCGAGCGGGCAGCCGGCACCGGCTCCTCAGCCTCTAACAGCCATCCCTCGGTCAGGCCAGCCATCTGCCACCGCAGGTGCATGAACATCCCGTTCTGGACCTTCAACGCGCCCTTGGTGTCCATCGGCAGCTGGGGCATCCCGATGTACTCGAACTGCTGCTTGCGCTTGCACCCACCCAGGCTCGAGGCGCTGATCGTGCCCTTCCTCACCCGCGGCAGTACTGCCAGCTGATGAGCAGCGAAGTCCAGAGCCCGATCGGAGTACACCGGGTTCGCATTACGAGCAAGCCATTCCTCATGCCGACGGGAGACCACCAGATCCGGCGCGTTGTTCTTGACCACCTCACTGAACTTCATGAAGCATCCTTCATCCCGGGAACACCCGCACGTTGTCGTCGTAGGGCTCGTCCAGGATCTCCACGGACATGGTGCGACCCTCGTCGGAGAACCTCAGCGCGACAACTCCGTGGTTCTCCTGCATGCACTTGAAGATCGCGTCCCGGATCTCGTGGTCCTTGTCCTTCATCAGGCTGGCCATGTTCAGGCCCTGTTGGTAGGTGATCATGAGGTCTCCGGCATCTTGTGCGCGATCGCGATCTGGGCGTGTGCCGCAGCGATGGCCACCGTGAACTCCACCCGCCGCCAGTCGTGCTGAGACTGAGCAGTGGCCAGGGTCTGTTCCGCATCGAGCAACAGAGTCTCGGCCTGCGCAATATGCTCAATCCAGCTCGGGATCACTTCAGGCTCCTCAGTTCGGGCGGTGACTGGTTCCAGATCGGCCAGGCCGCGGTCAGCACCTCGCGCACGATGCAAGTGATGCAGCCATCGAAGTCCGGATCCTCCATCGCGGCCTCGAGCCGCTCCTCCGCGGCCATGTGAGCTCTCAGCCCGACATCCTCGTTGCGCTCACCCATCGACGGTCACCTCGCGGTGGACGGCCGGGCCATAGTGTTCGGTCAGATAGGCATCGGGCCCCACGTACAAGGGCCGGCCATCGACATGAGTGGTCACATATCCCCTGACCAGCAGACCGTTGTCGAACGCCGGCTCGCTGTGAGCGATGTTGTGGTGCTCACGGCACAGGTAGAGGTGGTGATAGGTCTCTCCAGCCTCGTCCAGGATCAGCCCTCCTCGCGCCCTGGTCAGCTTGTGGTGCAGATCAGCCGGCTCCTTGCCGCACTGGTAGTACAGCCCCTTGGGCCTAGGTGCGCTCGTGATCAGCACCATCGCTTCGCATCGCGACATGTCGTCCCCTTCCATGGATCAACGTTGTCATGCATCCACTTGTATAGAGTTTACTCAGGATACCGGTCAGTGACTCCGGTGTCCCGTCGTACTCCTTGAACCCCGAGATCTGCTCTCCCGCAGCCTTGGCTACGAGATCATCGAGGCCGGCAAACGGCTGCAGAGCTTCGAGCCGCGCGGCCGATATGGCACCGACACCATCAATGCTCTGCAGTCCCTTGCGGACAGCAGCCCGCCTCTGGTCCATCGTGTAGGTGGCACCCGAGACATTGATGTCCGGTTGCAGCACCTTGACTCCGCGTCGGCGCGTCGTGCGTATGTAACGGTCTTCCTTCTTGCTCTCGCCACCGCTAGCGACGCCCAGGAGAGCAGTGTGGAACTCAAGTGGGTGGCGAGCCGCCAGATACGCGCACCGGTAGGCCGTAATCCCGTAGACCGTGGCGTGGGAGCGGTTGAAGCCGTACTCGGAGAAGCCGGCGATCGCGTCATGAAGGTAACGCTGATCCTCATCGCTCATCCCTTCGGCCTGGCACCGCTGGTTGATCCAGGCCTGGTAGGTCTCGATCACCTCTCCAGCGCTACCGATGTCCTTGTTCGAGGCCTTCACGGCCTTCAGGAACGTGGTGAGGTTGTCCGCGTCCATCCCGAGCGAGCGCAGCAGGTCGATCACCTGCTCCTGGTACAGCATGATCCCGTTGGTGTCCCGGGTGACGCTCATGATCAGCGCGTGTCGCGCCGGAAGATCCTGTTCACCGTGCTTACGAGCGATGAACGCCCTGGTCGCGCCGGTGTTCATGGTCGCCGGCCGGAACAGCGCCATGGCCGCGATCACGTCCTTGATGCTGGTCGGCTTCAGGCTCTTCAGCCCCCACCGGGTGGAGCGGCCCTCGAGCTGGAAGATCCCATCGGTGTGTCCAGACCTGATCAGCTGATAGGTGGGCGCGTCCTTGTAGGTGATGTCAGCCAGCCGAGAGATGGGTAGGTTGAGGAGTCGCATCGTGCGGTCCAGAACAGTCATCGTCTTCAGCCCGAGGGCATCGAGCTTGACCAGTCCGAGAGCCTCGATCTGATCCTTGGAGTACTGCGTGACGAAGCCACCACCGTTGTTGCCCCGGGCCATCCAGGCCATCGGCACCAGCTTGTCGAACTCCACGTTGGTGCTGGTCAGCACGATCCCCGCGGCGTTGGTGCCCATCCCCTTGTACAGATGCCGCTCGCTCAGTGAGGTGAGCATGGCCTTGTCCTGTTCAGGTACCTCGGCCCAGGAGGTGGCCCCCTCGTCCTTCTTGCCCGCAGCCGTGAAGTAACGAACCCGGAGCGATCCTCGCTGGGTCTCGCCGAACTCGTCCTCGGTGTCGCTCAGAGAGTAAGTGGCCCACGAACCGATCTGGTGAGCAGTGAATCGAGTATCGAGCATCTCGAGGAGCTCATCCCGACGGTCGTGGGCCACGTCCAGGTCCACGTCCGGAGGCTTGGTCCGGTCCTTGCTCAGGAACCGCTCGAAGCGCAGGTTCCACTTGATCGGATCCACGCTACTGATCCCCAGCAACCAGCAGACCAGGGAGCCGGCGGCGGACCCCCGGGTCTGGAACATGATGTCCTTCTCCCGCAGCCAGTCGGTCACCTGGGCCACCAGCATCATGTAGCCGGCCATGTCCGCTGCCTTGATCACCGCACACTCCTCGTGCAGTTGCTTCCAGTACCGCTGGGGCAGCTTCAGGTCGTTGGCTGCCTCCCCCACCCGGGCCCGCATCGCGTGGTAGGGGTCAGCGACTACTTCGGGGACCGAGTACGAGTAAGAGTCAAGGACAGGGATCTCGAGTGTGTGCTTACCGAGGAGATCCGCCAGTCCTTCAACTCCCCGCGCAAACCGATGTTGACCATGATGTTCACGGATCCATCGCTCGGATGCGAGGTGAAAACCATCGCCGGGGAAAACAGCATCGTCGGGGTCGGGTCCGAAAGCGACGAGTCTCTTGAGGCCATCGTGATCGGCTCGATCCTCGGGGTGGAGGTAGTGACTGTCCTGGGTTGTGACAACAGGGAGACCAGCCGTGTCTGCGAGTGCAACCAGGGCGTCCGCCAGATCCGCATCAGTTGTCCCATCTTCGTGGGTTATGTAGTGATTCTGAACCTCGACATACACAGAATCTGGGAACCACGACGCGAGTGTGTGCAGAAACTGAAGTGCCGGCTGCTCGCCGGAGGTGATCAGGGTCTGGGCTAGGTAGCCGAAGAAGCAGCCGGTGGTCACGGCCAGGCCGGCGGTCCGCCCGTCCTCGGCGAACTGGGCCAGCATCGTGTAGTCGGTCAGCGGCTTGTAGTGGTGGTTGCGATGGGTGGCCGTGGACAGGTTGACCAGGTGCTCGTAACCCGCTGGGGTGTAGGCGACGACGCCCAAGTGGTACATGGTCGCCTTGATGTGCTTGTTCGCGCGATCGGCGCGGTAGGCATCGGTGTCCGGAACGAAGTACAGCTCCGAGCCTGGGAAGGGTGCGATCCCCTGCTTACGACATGCCTGGTACAGCTCCACACTGGCTGCCATGTTGCCGTGGTCGGTGATCGCGAGAGCCGGTTGCCCCATGCTCGCCGCGCCGGCCACCAGCTGCTGGACCGTGGGCATCGCATCGTTCACCGAATATCGGGAGTGCGTATGTAGCGAAAACCACCCCGAGGGCGGTGCCGGCTCGATACGGTAACGAGGCGTGCGGATGATTCTCATAACCTTGAGTGCCCGTCGTCGTTAAGCAAGCGGGGGAGTGAGCGAGGCCTGGGTGGGGGGATACCTGCAGGCCTCGCTCACGTTGCTTCAGGACTGTTGAAGTTCCATCAACCAGTCCACGACCTCATCCGGCGTGTCCAGCGTAACCGGGGGCGTGAGCTTCATATCGCTCTGAAGCAGATCACGGAGGCCTTGGAGATCCATCTGACGAAGGTCTGCCTCCTGGTAGACCTTCTCCTCCTCAAAAGGGGGATCCTCCTGCTGCTGGGCCGGCGCGATGGTCGCCCTGCGGGCCGGCTTGGTCTCCGCCGGGTGACCGGTGGCACCACCGCCCCAGTGCTCCTCCCACTGCTCCATCAGCATCGACTCGATGTCCTTCAGGTCGTACTTGCTGAAGTCCACCGGGGTCGGGATGCCACCCTCCACGTCGAAGTCCCACCGGTCACCGTTGGTCTTGTACTTGGTGATCGTGTAGTCCCGGTCGGTGAGCGTGTCCAGCCTCTTGTACCGGTTCTCGAGCTTGTCCCCGACCATCGGGCCGATCTTGTACACGTTCACGTAGTCGGTGCCCTGCCAGGACTGCAGCACGTTGAAGGCGATCTTCCTCGAGACCTTCTTCATCTTCTCGTTCTCGCTGGTGCAGCCGGGGCAGTCCTCCTCGTTGTTGCACGCGAACGAGAACCCCTCGGGGGAGAAGTGCTCCCAGTAGTAGCACCAGTCCTGCGGCTCCTGAGCGATCCGGAACGTGGTGCTGCCCTCCATCAGGTACTTGATGAAGTCACCGCCGCCACCTCCCCGACTCGGCTCCTTCTCCGCCTCTTCCTTGCTCTTGCCGAACCTCACTGAAATCGCCTCACTGTGTCGACTGTCTGGGCAACTGCTTCCATGACGCTCCTGTTGACGTGGCCGATAGCCCGTGTCCTTGCGTCCTCTGATCCTTCGCCCGGCCTGACCTTGGTCAGGGCCTCGTACTTCACCCAGCTCTTGTCCCGGCCGATCTCGATCTGGTGGGTCACGCTCACCGTGATCTGATCGCCGGCTGACAGCTCGGATGACTCCATCCCCACTCGCGCGGGTTCCTTCATGGTGGTCACTTCTTCCGGCTCCTCCTCTTCGTCGGTTTCCTCTCGCCGAAGTACTCGGCAAGCTCCTCGATGTCTTCGGGGGTGTAGCACCACATGACCAGCTCCCCAGTGCGCGCTGCCTTGCTCGGTGCCTTGAACGCCTTGTTGCCGTTCGCATCCTTCTTCCGGGCCAGCCGGCGGATGGTCTCGATGTTCACCTCGAACCGCTCCGCCACGTCCCGCGCGGTCAGCAGATCCGGTGGCAGGGACTCCTTCAGCCGGGTCGCAGGTGCCTTGCGTGTCATCTTCTGGACCTCAGAAGCATCCACGATCTGTGGCTTCACTCGGTGATCTCCCTTTCGCGGTACTCCAGGTAGGGGCGCTGGGGCTTCTGGGACACGAACTGGCTCACGGTCACCGGATCGACCGCACCGGTGCCCATCGCGTCCTCCATCTTCTTCCGGTCCAGCACCCGCTTGGTGTACCGGTCGAAGATCTTGGCGGTCAGTGCCTTACGCAGCCCACGCTCGTCGATCACTGTGGTCCGCTTCTGCACGTAGGTGACCGTGCGCCGCACACCACTGTCATCCCACCGGAAGCTCTTGCGCTGGTCAGCCTCCATCTGCTTGATCAGCCGGGCCTGGTGGTTGTCCAGGTCAGCTTGTGCCTCATCACGTCGTGCTCGTGCCTCCAGGTAGTTCCTGACCAGTTCGTCATCCATGGCTTCACCCTATGCTTGCGAGGCCACTGGATACAAGCGTATGGACTACTTCTGCTCGGCGTGTCGCACCGATCTCGTCGATGTCGGTCCCCCAGCCCTTGGGCCAGGTCATCCTGCTCACCAGCCGATGCTTGAACGCCCGCTCGGTGTCCAGGTGAGCGTGCCAGCCGGCATCGTCGAGGTCGTAGCAGGTGTAGACGAACTCCGGGTCGATTCGATCGATCAACTTGACCTGATCGGGAGAGATACGAGACCCATAGATCGCGAACGCATCGATACCCACGTTCCACAGGGCGATTGCATCCAACGCACCCTCTACCAGCACTACCGCGTCTCGTAAATCTGGTGTGTAGTTGAAGAGCAACCGGCCCACGTCAACACCGGCCGGGTAGAGGTACTTAGGGCCTACTCCCCCGAGGGTCCGACGTACCACTCCCAGCACCTGACCGGAAGATCGG